TGAGAAGCACCTTCCTTTGTGCATCATCAATAGTATTCATTCTAAGCCATTTTAAGGGCAGCCCAGAGCTAATTGACTCTAACCTTTCAACTAACTGTTCGGAGCTCATTTCAAGGCTAAAAACGGCCGTAGGAACGCTATCTAGACAAGCTAGTTGGTAGATACTAGAAAGCATAAAGGCAGTCTTACCCATCCCTGGTGTTGCAGCTACGATTACTAAGTCAGGCTTAACCCATCCGCATAAGGTGTTGTTTAGCTCCTCGAACCCTGTGTTAAATCCTAGTAAGCCACCTTTCTGTGCCATATCACGAGAGTAGTTAATAGACAAGATAATATCTTCCATCATCTTCTCGTAGATATTCCCAAACTCTTGTAGCTGAATGAGTTTTTTGGATACCTCAGCCATAAAGTCCATCGTTTCAGCTTCGCCATTAGTCGCCCCAACAACAAGCTCTCCACCCAGCAGCACCAACATTCTACGCTTATATAGCTCTATTATTAATTCTATGTGGGTTTCTAGGTGAGCAGTTGATACTACATCCTTAGTCATTTCAGAAAGGTAGTAGGCATTAACTTGATCCGTCTGTTTAGCATCTATAATTCTTTGGTATAGCGTAGTAATATCTATGGGTATATTCTTATCATACATCTCCCTAATTGTCTTGAATACAAGCTTATGCTTATAGTCGTAGAATATATCCTCTTTTAAGTAGTTGATTACTAATGACAATGATTTCTTATCGATTAATAATGCTCCAAGGATATTCCTTTCAACATCTAGGTTTTTTGGTAAATCTTGTACTTGAATCATTTTATTAGTTTTATGTAAATGTCCTTGTATGGGTACAATGCTACAATTTCATCGTTAATTAATAATACAATACTTCTACCTTCAAAGGCGATTTTATCAGCCATTATCTCTTCTTTTATTGTTAAGTCTTCATTAAAGACTAAATACTTGTTCATTACTTTAGTTTTATTTTGGTGTTTTGTGTTGTAACAGGTTCGAAGTTCTTAGAGTTTTTAGTCCATGTTGCAATCCTTCTACTTATGTCGAAGAATTTTTGGTCTTGGTATCTCATTTTACCTTTAGCATCTGCTTCTGTCCAGTAAGATAAAAAAGAATCATATTGGTTGCCTAGTTTATCTTTAAATTCATCTACTCTAGAAACAAAAGATTGTTTGTCGTTATATATCTTATTAGGTATTATATCTATATTATTAATAACTATATTATTATGTGCCAGTTTTTCGGCTGAGGGGTGGGCCGATTTATTGGCTGAGGTGGGTTTGTTTTCTGACCTAGGTATTTCTATGTTAATTACGAGTGATCTAAAGTCAAAGTCACCATTTTCTTTTAGCTTAATAATCCTTCCTAATATTTTCATATCCTCAAGCTTCTTAAGGTGGTCTTTAATCGTAGATTCACCACAATCTAAACACTCACCTAAATATCTGTTTGATGCGAAGCAATAGCCTCTTTCGTTACTTAAATTAGATATTAAAGCTATTAATAACTTTTGCTTATCTGTAAGCACCTTGCTTAATAAAACCTGTGCAGGTAAAACTGCAAACCAATTATGATTCATATAAATAAAAAAAGGGCTTCAGACTTACAGGAAATGCGACTTCCTGTTCATCTTCCACCCAATAAACTCTTTTTTGTAATGTCGCATATTACAGAGCAAATATACTAAAATAATCTTGGCTTTGCTAAGACTTCCGATATCCTTTTATTGGCAATTTCTAAATAATCAGAACTCATCTCACTGCCTATAAAATTCCTATTATTTATTATTGCATGAATAGCAGTCGTACCACTACCCATAAAAGGATCATAAATTAATCCACCTTCAGGACATCCTGCTAAAATTGGCTTTGTAATTAATTCAACATTATATGTAGCATAATGTTTTACAGATGATGGCTTTGTTGTAATATCCCAAAAATCACTAACATCTCCTGGATTTTTACCTTTAGGATTAAATGAAACCGCATTTGTACCAACCTTTATATCATTTTGACTTTTAGCATCTTCTTTATACTCATGTCTTTTACCATCATTTCTTTTATCTTTAGCCCATTTGTGTTCATCTCTAATCGCATCTAAATCAAAGTTATATTTCTCATTTTTTACCATTAAAAAAATGTATTCATGTTTCTTGCTAAATCTATCTTTTGTACTTTCAGGCATACAATTCCTTTTAGCCCATATTATGTCATTTCTTACTATCCATCTTCTATCAATACATCCTATTGCAAATCTATGAGGAATAAGTAAAAGGCATTTATTGGGTAATGATTTATCTTTTATTAAGTTTCCACTTTCTCCCCTATTTGTTAAATAAGTAGCATCTTGTTTTTTATGATTACCCTTAGCAATAGCTAAATTCGTTCCGCTTTGTGTTGAATAGCTATCTCCTAAATTAATCCAACAAGTTCCAGTTGGCTTAAGCACTCTATAAATTTCATCCATCATTTCCCATAAATGTTCTAAATATTGCTGAAATGTAGGTTCTAATCCCCATTGGCCATCATATCCATAATCCCTTAATTGCCAATAAGGAGGTGAGCTAATAACACAATCCAAAAAATCATTTGGCATTTTTTTAAGTGTTTCTAAGCACGGTTCGTTGTGTATTTTGTTTATCATGTTAATTTGTTTTAGATATCCTAAAAACCACCTTCCTATTATCTACTATAAAACGCTTACGAGCAATAGGGTTTAATGATTCACGGATCACTTGTGATGCTATCTTTGTCTTACGACTAGCTGCTGCTGCCGACTTAAATAACACCTCTTCTTTGGTGTCAGTATAAACCATTCTAATTGGTATTGAGTTCTCTAATCCTTTAATCTCCTGTGACATCTGATTTTGGTTTAAAATGGTTTTTTAGGCCCTTGATGAATGATTGGTTTGTAGCATGAAAATCCCTTTTAGAAAAATACTCCTCGTCTATCTTACCGCCATCCATGGCATTGGGGTAAACGAGTATGTCATCATCGTAAAAGTTCCTAACCAGACTACTGTCGTATAGTACGACCTTCCAAATAGTGTTGGTGTCTGTTCCGTAATCAATCCATGCGATTGCTTTGCCATAGCCTAGTGGAGTTAAAACATCTATTGTTTGTTCTAATTGTAGTATCAAAATAGTCGTTTAATTGCTTTGATTTTAAAATATAATTCCATAAACACTAGCAAAAAAATCGCTAGTGGTACTGCTACTAAAAAGAATTTAATCATTCCTAGTGTTTTCATAATCTTTATCTTTATTTATAAACTCGTTATATAAATCTTCTATGGTTGTACTAAGGTTATAATTTTCCTTTACATAATAACCAAAAGTTATCATTTGGCCTATAGGTGTGTTTGTAAAATCTTCAATTATATATTCAGGATATTTTTCCCTTAATATTTTTAATAAATTATTGTCCATGATTATTTCTTTAAGGATATTTTAAATGTAGTTGTACTAAACTTTGGAGCAGGATAAATCATCTCTCCAGTTTCGGGATCAACTAATGGCTCTTTGATAGTCTTTAGTAAAGACTCTCTTTCCTTCTGCTTAAACTTAATAGCTTCTAGCTCTTGGTTATACTTAAGCCATGTATGGTCACCATCATAGGCATATTTAACTCCAGATTCGATTCTAGCAATCTCGGCATCAAGCACGATTGCCTTGCCTTGAGGGTGTAAGTCCAACTGATTAATGACATCTTCTTTTAACTCAGCTCTAATCCCTTCTAGCAACTGAACTAATGCTTCCGCTTTAACGAGCATTTCAAGGGGGTTCTCGCCTGTTTCCCTAAAGTGTGTTACAACTACTTGCTTTAGGAGTTCTATGCTAAATTTGGATGGTGTAATTGAATTTAATTCAATAGATGGTAGTAAATTACTCATGTTATTTCTTTTTTGTTGTTAACGATTCTTTTTTAGCTTTCATTAGTTTCATCAAGTGCTCATCTTTTTCTATGTATTCCTTATTAGCAAAAAATACATCAGTCAAGTCTTTCATCCTAGTAACTGCTTGGATATCTTTAATGATAGCATCACGATCTACCTCAACAGGTACCTCCTCAGCTACTACCTCAACTACTTTAGGTTTTTTGGTAGGTGCTTCATCCCTTGCAAAGTCCATCTCTTCAGCAGGTGTCGCCTCGAATCCAGCAGCCTTCATCAACCAAGCTAATAAGTTTCTGTAAGCTTTACCGATTGCTCTTGTTTGTGCCATAGATAAAATAGCATACTCATCAAAGAAACGCTTAGTCTTCTCTTTGTTAGAACATAAGGCAATGCCAGTAGCTACCAACTGACCACTTGTAATGTTACGAACTTCACAGGTTGCCATGTACTTAATCTCATCATCTTTAGATAAATCAGTAGTAAGTGTGATGATAGGCATTAATCCTAGTGAAGCACCAGCGAATTGCCAACCTTCAACATTCACAAATTGTTTGCCTTGTATGTTACTTGAGAGTCCTTTTTCCTTAATCAACTGAGATAGTTCAGTTGAAAGTTTAAGCATCGAATCCTTGTTGATTAATTCATACGAAGGATTAGTTAATTGCATTTCCATTAGATAGGGTTTTTTGGTTCATTAAATTTTGTGTAAAGAATAACGCTTCACGAACTGGGTAAGTATCCCATAGCTCTACTAAAGCTTTCATTAGGATCAAATTGTTTTGTGAATAGTTGATGTTGTGGATGATTTTAGCAACAAACAATCTTTGTTCTTGCTCATCCCATTTTGAAAAATCACTCATAGTTTTGGTGTTTTGATTTTATATAATATTGATTAGGTTTTCTATATCCGTAGATACTAACTCATCTACATCCGATTGATCCTGTATTGATGCTATGCCGTGCATTACAGTACTATGGTCACGACCAAACAAATCCCCAATAGCTTTAAGCTTTAACTTAACTCTATTTCTTATTAAGTACATAGACATATGTCTAGCCATTACAATAGTTCTGTGCCTATCTCTTCCTTTAATATCTTCATTAGTGATATTGTAATAGGTACAAACCTTAGCAATTATCTCATTGGCAATAGCCTCTCTTTGCCTAGGGTTTAATTTAGTCTTACGAATTGATGGGATAGCCCAGTAGTCCATTTTATTATTCTTGATGTTCATAGATAGAATTTTTAAGTTGTTCAATTTTTTTACTATAAAAAGCCTCTATAATCTCAATCATCTCCTCATCAGCCTTGGCTAAACGAGTTTTTATTAGGTAAGGACTGTAACCTGTGACCTCACAAATCTTTTTTATATCGCCATACTTAAGTAAGGCACGATAATCTCTAATCAGCATTTTTTAGTTTTTTATATAGTTTGTAATGTCTATCAATGGAACGCATAGCTCCTTCAATAGATGTGAAATAATCGCCTCTCCAGTAGTAGAACTTATCAAGGGGTTTTTTGGAATCCCAATGAATAAACATACCACGATAGAGGTAATCCTTTTTGATCCTTTGGGCATCAATGGTCACCATGAAGTAATCACGAAGGCCTTTTTGTTTTAGATGTGATGGGGTTGGGTGCACGATTGCAGATTTTTATTGGGTTATTGAATATCTAGTTTCTATTACTTGCACAATGGGTTCAGTCTTTACTCCACTAGATATGTTTATGAATCTGTCATAAGCTTTGTCCTTGTTATGACTTAAACTATTTTCCATGAATAGTTCATCTTTTCTAGTGTAATAAATTACTGCTTGTGTTACTGGATTTGTTTCTGTTACGAACTCGAATTTTGCCATGTGTTTAAGGTTTTTGGTTGGTTAAAAATATCCCTACTCCCATTGGGATAACCCACTAACGATTATAATTTATTAATTAGTAGGGATAGTACTTTAGTTGTTAGGGTAAATCTTATTAAGTTTTTGATGCCTTTGGAAATAGGTTTGCATTCCATTGTTATTGACCTGGCTCATTACATTCTCGTAATAGACAGGATCAAGAAAGGTTTTTGCCTCGTAGTTGTAGTACACTTGGTCACCACGACTGAAGTTTTTGCCTGTAAGACTGCATCTACAATCATACTTAGCGGTGATTAATTCGAAATTCATAGATGGGTTTTTTGTTTTGTTTGGTGAAATTAAGAAGTTTTTGGTATTATTTAAGATTTTTATGTTAAAATATTCACAAAAGTTTTTGGCTGATCCAAACAGATTTTTGTCGCATGGGATTTTTAGGGGATTTTTAGCAAGTTTTTGGCATAGGGTTTTTGGCAGGTTTTTGCCCTATCATATAAAAATGTCTATTAGTTGCATAAACAACTAATGTTTAAACATTAATGTTATAACATTGATATTTTTTACTTTGCATACTACTGCAATACTTAAAAATACTATTTTAAGCCTATTTTAAGCCTCAAATTTGACCTATCTTTTAAAATTGATATAAGTATACCAACTAAAATAAATAAGCCTAAAATAAGCCCTATTTTGCTAAGTATTCAAGCCAATTTTGCTGGATCTGTTTTTTATAGGCCCTAAATTGTTTTAATGCCTGGGCCTTTGTGTAACCCTGGTAAATTCGTTTTACATATTGGCTATTAATTATGTCACTTACAAGGTAATAATTAGCCCCAATTTTAGTACAAAGCATAAAAGTAAATTTTGGTTAAGATAAAAGCCCCAATTTAGGGGCCTTTATTTCGGCTAATATCAAGCCTCCTCAGTTAACCTGGTTAATCATTCATAGCAATAGGCATGAGTATCCCAAACCCTTCCATATCTTTATGAGCAACCTTAATAGCCTTTGTTTTGCCAAAAAAAGTATAAATAAAATGATTTGTACTTTGTCCGAATACCTCGCAAAGATCATTAAGCAAAGAAGGGTTAAAACTGATTTTATCCAGGGATTCGGTTAAGGTGGTCTCTTGTGGTATTACAGTTTCACAGTCTGGGAAATTTCCGCCTATCTCGTTTTTGTCCTTCATTTTTATTATTCCTTGTAAATTCCATTTATTATCATAGGCTTCTAATAAATTGCCGTTACGCTTAAAATCTGTACATTTTGAGAATCCTTGCTTTTTCCAGTCATCGCCCAAAATGTAAAACTCCTCCTCTTTTGTGAAAAGTTCACTAAATGCTTCATTTACTGGGATTCGTGCTAATATGTGGCAATTAGTGGCATAAATAAAACCGCCTTTTATTTGAATGTGCTTCAATGCTGGGCGTAAATTGTCTTTTGATACTGCTAAGTGTAGTTTCATAGTGTTTTGTGTTTTGTTTGTTTATTAAAGTTATTAATTAAATATGAAAATCTATTTCGTCAAATTGGCTAAAATCCTGGAAAGTTTCTACAATATACTCCGCCATTGTTGGTACTAACTCGCAAAGATCTTTGACCTCAAACCAGTTGAAGGTTTCTAAATTGCCGTAACCGTTAAATCTTACCCAATTATGAGAGTAATTATAGTCGCCGTAAAATATAGCCCTTGCAACTGCATCGACATTAGCACCGAAGGCCATTTCTAAAAATTCTGGATCGTTTGAGTAAATTGTACTATCCATGGCATTTATTGACTCGCAATACTCGTTATTTAACTGGATTAACTCCTCGTCATTAAATCCTTTTATTAGATCAATCACCTGGTTAGTTAACTGCTCTAATGTTTGTGTTTGTGTGTTTGTCATGTTATTTATTTTTTAGTGTTTGGTAAATTGTTTTAATAAAGGCATAAACTAGAATACTTACCACGCTGATAATAAGTAATTCAAAAAGGGTTACTACTTGCATGACTCATTGATTAAAAGGTGGATAAATAAACGGCATATAGTACCTATAAAATAGGTAACTAATCCAATGAATAAAACGGGCAAAATTTGTTCGGTGAATTGGTACATAATAAAGGTATCGTTTGTTTTATACGATAATTAAAAGTACTACTTTATTCAATACAATATTAAAAAAGATTAAAAATAATTAAAAATATTTATTAGTTTATTTTAATGTGTATATGTTACACAAAGGTATTCGGGGGTATTTTGGTATAAATCTTATTAGTATATGCTACATTAATTTATATACTTATGTAATGTATCATACATGATACAATGTATAATATATGATATAATGTATAATATATGATAAATTGTATAATGTAGGGATACAATAATGAATATAATGAATAGAAGTATTTTAGGTAGATTGTTAGTTTATGCGACAAAGTCAGTAAACAATCAATAAAGTAAAAATACATATTTTTGCCTCGGATAAAAGGATAAAAGGCCTACGAATGTTATCGTATTTAACATAATGGTAATTATAAGCTAAAATGAGTATTGATAATCAAGCACTTATAAAAGTTTTTTACTACGAAGATCCCCGTAGACCGTATGGCCTATTTTTTCGTACGGAAAATTTCGTAGATCCCTTGTGCCCTCCAATATTCTGATATAAAACAATGTTTTTATGTTTTTTCACTTTCTGATTTTTTTTATTTTCCATATAACCCATTATAATTTATTATAATATGAAAGACACAGTAGCCAAGAGAACTTACAGATGTAAATGCGGAGTATCTACAGAGGATTATGTTTGGGAAAGTTCCATAAGGGAACATACCATCAAGTGCACTAAGTGCGAAAGTGTACTTAGCTTTGACCATATCAAGGTAGAGAAGGTAGTACATATCACATCTATCCGAACACCAACTAAAAACCGATAATATGAATGCAGAGTTCAGAGATATTAGCAAAGAAGCTTTTATCATAGCTTACAAGGAGAATTTTGGCAATATCACCATTGCTTGTGAATCAGCAGGGGTTGGTAGAGGTCAGTACAAGTCCTGGTGTGACAAAGATCCCGAGTTTAGACAAAGACTAGCTGAAATAGAGCCTGAGGAGATTATGCTTGACTTCGGTGAGCATAAGTTGATGGAAAGGATTGCTAAGGGTGATACCCTAGCTACAATGTTCCTGTTAAAGACCAAGGGAAAGCGTAGAGGCTATATCGAAAGGCAAGAGGTTGCTCATGAAGGAGATGTCGTTAAGCAGATTACTGTTAATGTCTTAAAGGCTAACCATGTAGAGGAACTACCTAGTAGTACGCAGCAGTTGGATGGAGATGAGAACCTTTTGGTTGAAGATAGCGGAATGGTTGTTCCTGCTACAGAGGCAGGTCATATCCAAGATATTCCGCTTTATGAGTTTGATAAGGAGGTAGAATTACCGAATGAGATGGATATTTACGAAGAATGAGTATCGTAGATACGAAGAATAGTGCTTAAATGCCATTTTAAGCGTAGCGGAAAGTGGTGTGTACGCTATAATCAATTTATTGCCACTTTTAAGGCGATTCTAGGGCATATCTGCCTTTGAGTAGTACTATCTATCCAAAACAAGGCAAAGTGTCTTAAAACGCTTCTAAATGCCTTTTAAATGGATTGCATGAATTTTTCCGAATTATTGTTACAAATTTATCTAATTATGTAACATAGTTATTGGTAATTCGGTAGTAATACTCCCCTAATAGCAAAAAATGTAAACTCTGCAAGTTTTGATATTGTTCACTTATTTAGGTTGTTCATGTTCCGTGAACGGAGATAAAAAATGAACTGTTGTATAAAATGCAACGATTACTCAATAGACTGAGTAATTTTACTCAATGGACTAAGTAAACCTATAACTTTACTTTATCAATCAAAAAGTAAACCTATAAGTTGACTAATGAGCCGTAAATGATTGATAAACGGCTCA